TTCATGTTTAATGAGACATAGGTATTAGTTTTAATTGGCTTCAATCCTATCGGAGACTCTGCCTCATCTGAGATCTTTATTACCATTTTACCTACTTAAATCTAAGCCCGGGGGCGAGGAAGCCCCCGGGCTAATCAGCTCAACTTAACAAACAATCCTAGCTAGGACTGTAAGCACTACCGCCATAAACTGAAGTACTCACTTCACCAGTACCAAATTGAAGCACTGGAGTCGATTCAGGATCTATCGACTTATCAATGACTATGCCTTTAGCAGTCCTAATGGCTTGGCCATTATTGATGTTTTCGACAGCATAACGTTCGCGCAATTTGATCTTGCGAATATCACGTGCCGGATCATCAAACTCCTCAGTAACAACATCTTCGTCTACTACGAGAACGCCGATCTCATTGGTATCGACCATCCAGAACTCAGTTTTATTGTTAGTAGCGTCGTAGGGGACAAAAGGACTAACAATGATGTTGAGTGAAGCAGGGAATCCTGCTGGGAGCCTTGACGCAGTAGTAGCAATAGCAGAAGGATCAGTTAACTTAGTTTCCTGATTTAATCCTCCAACACGGAATTCTCCGCCTGAACCAGGGCTACCAGCATAGTTTTGGAACATTTCGCCGTTGTTGGCAAATCCAAATGCACGCAATTGGGGATTAAGTGCGAAGGTGAGCCATCCGAATGGATGCATGATGATTGCATTTGGTACATAACCATCATCGACCATACTGGCATACATACGGAAGATATCTTCGATGGTAATCGTACCATTCCTAGCGCCATCAATACCGCGACCAAGACTAGTAACAGTGCCAGCTGCAGGCGCAGTAGCATTATCGATATAACCAACACCAGCAGTAGTAATCATGTTGGCAACTTTTTGCTCCTTATGACGGATCAGAGCACGGCCTGCTGCACGCAGCGGCAACACCCGACTTTCCGATGGTCGCAGTCACTTGACCTGCGAATTCCATCGTCTGTTCTGGGTATTCCCCACCCTCTGGGATATCAGCAGCAGCGAATGCGCCCATAGCCGGGAAGGTTAAACTAGTTCCAACCTGAAAATTAATCCTCTGAAGCAGGGGAGTAAGAGCAATTGTTGGTTCAATCGCATCCCTAACAATCTGAGAAACAACTTTTGGTATGAGCATTGGCTGCTCAAACGCAAACTGCGTATCGTAAAACTCATCCCTCTTGATTTTACCAGCCTCAAAGGAGGACTTACGCTTCTGGTCAGCCTGGATCAAATCATCTAAACTAAACCGATGAGAAGGTGCGCCAGGCAGCACACCATTGTTTTGCCAGATGCTATGCATCCGATCAAACTTATCATCGAACTCACGCTTCTTAGGTTGTTCGTCAGTAAAGCGCTTGAGCGCTTTAATAGCCTGACTATCCAACCCTTCTTCTTCTAGCTTTTCAGCTAAAGCACCGTCTACGGCGTTGGTGATACCATTCTCAGTATCTTCAACAAGGCGAAGAATCGTATTCTTTTGCCCCTCATCGAAGTTCTGCTCAATAGCATCTTCGTCAACGCCAATTAACCTATCTTGACTCATTTTTTCTCCTTAAAGATCCACTTTGATTACAAGAGCAAAGAAATCACCACTACCATCTATAGTAGCATGCTCAAACATTGCAGGAATTCCCTGAGTACCAGAACCACTCAAGCCTAAGCCAGGTACAGTTTGTACTCTTTTAAGAGTGTTAAACTGCTGATCGGCATTCTGATTACTAACAGTTCCCGCACCGATCAAGCTTGCTACGGTGTCGTTAGTAGTACCAGCAATTGTTCCAACGCGGTACTTATCGATGCAACGACCAACAACATAGTTGGCTGAAGCTGCAGCACCATCCCAGGCGACTAATCGACCAGGCGAATTTGCAGCAGTTACGTTTGTCACAGGATTCCAAGTAGCTGCAGCACCACCGTCTCCATCTACTCTTACAAGGTCTCCCGGCTCAATAGCACGTTCTCCAATAGTGACAGCAGGAATCACAACAGAGTAGTTACCCATCAACAGAGAAGGCATCAAGTCACGACTGTAATTCGTGTACTTAGTTTTGAGTAGGTTGGAGTAGACCGGGGCAGTAATTACACCAACTGGTCTTACTCCAGTCACAGTAGCAGCACTTGCGCCGAGCGGCGCATCTGCGCGTGCAGTAGTACTATCTAGATCGTCGGTCCCAAAGTCAACATCGTTCTGAGCATATGTTACTGTGTAAGCACCCCAGCACGCAGGGACAAGACCCCTAGCAGCTTCTTCTGCATTCGGGTATGTGTTATCTACACTTATCGCTGCTGTCGCTGCTCCAGTATTTAACCTACCAACGAATGTTCCAGGAAGCAGGACGATGGGATCATCATCATGCAACTTGTCTAACATCGCGACAGGGAGAAAGTTCGCAGCCCTGAGGCCTTGAATCGAAGGACGTACACCTTCGTAAAGTTCTTGGTATGGGTGATGAATTTTCCCATAGCCTCTTCCAGTTCGAATAGCCATTTAATTACCTCTTCTAAATTTGATCCATTGGATCAATGTCTGTTTTCTTGATAGTCGATACATTTTCCTCTTTCACAGATTTGGCCACAGGAGGTTTCTCCTCAACCCTATCTTTTATGAAAGATGGTAATCCATTAGACTTGAAACTACTTGCTAGCTCAGGCACTAGATCCTCAATGCTATCTCTAAGGCTTTCAACACTTCTCGCTGCAACATGAGTCACTGCCTCTCCGAAGCTTTGGTGATCGGCTACCGATTTCACCTGCGGCTTATGGAGTTGCATTTGCATAGTGACCAGTTGAGAGGCGAGCTGCTTTTTGAATTCCTCAGTAATGGCAGCATTCTCATCCATTAAGCAATTGTACTCACTTATCTTAGTGTCGTACAACTGCTTTGCCTTCGCCAGTTCTGCTTCAAGTTCTGCAGTTCTAGACTGACTATCTTCTAAAGCCTTTTCCAAGACAACAACTGTCCTATCTAGAGGCTTATCCGTATCATCCGTATTTTTCGCAACATCGGTATCTTTAATCTCGTTCTCTTTCTTGGTACTCATAATATTTTGAGCATCCTTCCCACCTTCAGGATCATTTAATTCTCCTGATTGTTTATCGGTATTGATTTTTGAACTACTTATTAATGAACTGCCGGCCAGCTCCTTAATTACTTCATGTTTTAGCATATTTTTAATGCTGGCAGCCATCTCCTCTATATTGTAGTTGGCGTTTGTGTCGCCTAGACCAAGAGACTTAGGCCAATCTAATTTTTTGCTGCGTGACCCATCTTTATCCATATCGAATCCTTCAGGAACAGCAACCCTTACAGCACGCTTTGCGTTATCTTGCCCATAAGGAATTTCATCTTTATCGTCTGGAGATCTAATCAATTCTGTCACCCTGCCTTCTGAGTCCGCTAGCACTATTGAGCAGACTCCACCAAGAGTATCTGCGGTAACAACTTCTACTGTTTGTTCTTTTGATTCTGGAACTATAGCGCTATCAAAATCTGCGCTTAATATTCCTGCGAGTTCATTGGCGGGGTGGTTCACAAATGAGCATTCCATATATTTCATCTTACCTGTAACAAGATAAGCTCTATATTTTACTCCTTCTAGGTCGTAGACTCTTCCTGGCCTGTGATTACAGACTTCTTCTTCGTCAGTATCACTTAGCCAATCATGGCCACATATGGAGCAATATGCCTTGTTGCTGCTTTGTCCCGTAGAAACAGTTTTATATCGTCCGTCTAGTATCTTTTGTTGTGCATCTTTATCAGAAACAGTTCCGCTTATAACGATATATCCAGATCCCGGCTTTGTACCATGATCTGGATTCTTCCAATCGTTCTTAAATCGATCATCTTCCCATAGCTGTACAAATTTTTGCGAATCTATTCTACCTATCGGTTCAGATTTAGAATCGTGATGCTTCAGGAATGGTTTGTCATAACCAGCTGTGCCTCCATTGTCTTTGGAGACCCAAGAAGATGCGCCTGCTTTTACTCCACTACCGGGATAAACACGATTATTAAGTAAGTAGCCGGAGTGAGTTGCTTTAATAGTTACCCTGAAGCTAGGGGCATTAATAGAAGAATATAAATCTTCTAAAAGATTGTTAGCGTCAGTATATATATCAGATCTTTCTGGCATACCAAAGAGATCGGTAAATCGAACTTCTCTGTTCATTACTCATCTCCCTTGTCGGTATCTATATCTTCATCTATCACACATGTGGTATTTAACCGTATATGTGGACCAGAAACATCTCTTTTGCTTACCGAAGCAATCGGCATAACCACTTCTTTCTCTAGATCAAGTGTTCCATCTTCGTTAATGCTATTATACATAACTCTGATATTCTTCCTACCAGCCTTCTGTAACGTAGTCATGTATCCGTACTTATAAGCAAAGTCCGCGGTTTGGACTGTCATCATATCTAACTCAACTTTTAATGCGTCAAAGATGCTAGACGCCTTAGCCGGGTCTAAGTCAAGTTTTACTTCATTATCTAAATCTATCTTCAACATTATCATAGCCTTACGATTGAGCTTTATCAACGGTATACGTATGTGCTTAGACAAAAATAGACTGATATCGTCCTTAGATACTAGCTTATTGGTATGTATATCTTTGCGTGCTTTCTTTGCTCCGCTCTCTATTTCAGGCAATAAGTACTTTTTTGCATCAGACATCATTGCATCTGTTTTTAATATTAATATTTTCTTTATATCATTAGACTTAGTGACCTTGTTGTACTTACCGTTTCTAGCACTAAGGCCACATATATCCTCACACATTTCTGACCATGAGTAAGAGAACTGATTGAATAGCTCTTTCATCATTAGACTATTCTGAGCAACTGATTTTTTAGTAGTGGCAGTACCATGCTGGTTAGTCGGGCGAGCTTTATTGGTGACGGTGTTGGCGGATCCTTGTGAACTGCCTGGGCCCTGTTCGTTCATTGCACCAATCTCGGCTAATGGCTTAGTATATAACTCGTGGAAAGTATTCTTTCTATCTCCATCAGCATACGGTTCTCGATTGAGATAGTCCGTTCTTAGCTCATCCTCTGTTATAGCATTCTGCATAAATAGCTGAATACCATGGTTCTGATGAGCTCTAGCCTCTTCTCTATCTATGTCTGGGAATCTCAGAGAGACCCGTACGTCGCTGACTAGGTTAAATCCACCCTCTAATAGTATGATATCAACTATCTTGGCGGTGAACATTTCAGAAAATACATTCTGTATTTCTGAACATGCATCGACTAAATTCTTTGTAACCGTCTGCGCAGTAGCCTTATTCGCAGTATCGCCTCTGCCTAGGTCTATTCCAGATAACCTCAGGCCGCCAAGAACCCTACTCTCAAAGTGAGAGAGATAGGGTTCTAAATCTAATACCTGGCCTTCTGTGCCAAGCATGTTTATCTCTACTCTTTCAGAGGTGACTAGCCCACCCTCTGGAGGTAATGCATCTACTTGTGCTCCAATAACATCTACCTCTGAGAGTGTCTGTCCGTCTGGAGATGTTATATATCCAGCTGGCTTATCTTTTGATCCTACCTTGGCATGGAATAGAGGGAATGTATGCTTGTGGGTTACTAGCTCGGCTAGTTCCTCTAGCCTTCTCAAAGCTCTGATGTCTTCAAGCACAGGCACTATATATGGTGTACCAAAGGTAAAGCCAGACTTTCTATCCAAATGGAAGTGTACAACGTCGGAAGCCCTGAACTTTCTAGTTTTCTCAGAGTCCCATATCTTTTGTTTCCACTCTACTGGCCTGCCAAAATCATTCTTTTTTACTGCCATACTAGTAGGATCTGCCGGATACAAGCCAGAAATAGGCTGCATCGTTTTACCAAACATCCTAATAGGAGAGCCACTAGACCTAAGGGGGTCTCTCTTTATCACAAGGATAGCATTGCCGTAGGCAATCAGGTTAGTCAAAAGCTCTCTTACAATAGCAGAGATAGGTTCGCCAGTTATAAGCTCTATTTCTTCAAATCGTTTTTTTACATACGCTATAGCTTCTTTATCTGTACCGTGCAGATGCCATCCTTCTTTCATGGATAGCTCTCTGTGCCTTCTGACAGAAGCAGCAAAGAACGATTCTACATCTAGCGTCTTGCCTATTTCCCCAAGGTTGTACATTGGAGTGATGTAGTTGCCGTCTCCCCCTAGACTGGGGTAGCCTCTTGCTGTTAGGCTCGTTTTATAGTAGAGCGTAGATACAGCTTGTCGCGGAGATTCCTTAACAGTCTTGCTCTGGTTTAGTAGTAGAGAACACTGACGCTATTCTACCGAGAAGACCCATCTGATTCCTTTAACATCTTTTTAATCTCTTCGTCGCTAATTTCCATTTTACAAGTCTTGAGTATGTTCCTTATCACCTCTTCTGATGTTTCTGGCTGATTAAACTTATCAATAGCCGGAATAACCATAGTTTCATCTAGTCCAAACAGCTCAGATTTTTGACTTATTACTATTGGTTCATTATCTGAGAAGTACCTTTCTCGTAAATCATCAGGAATATCAATTGTATACTGATTAGCAGGTATATCTAACCCACCTACAATATCATCTATGATATTGTCTGTTATATCGTCAGATAAATCAAAGCACTCTTCGAGAGATTGAGCTAATATAGAGTTTAATATCATCTGCATTTCATTCACTCGCCTCACTTGCCATTTGACCTGAGCCGTATGTACGTCCCTCCAGATTTCGACCGAAGCCTTCTTCTGCTCCTTGCTTTCATAGGAATTCAGTTTACTCGCTGTTTTTTCTAATTGATTAAGTATAGACTTAAGCATATCATGGAATAGCTTACATTTCATATATAACGGTTTTACAACTGTTACATCCATCAGACGTACCCAACGCTCAAGTAATTTACGTATTATATCCATAGTCTTATGTTTTATATACATAACAACTGCATAATCGAATCTAGCTCCAGATAAAACTGCGGATGTCTTTCTAGCATATTTAGCAGATATGTCAACCGCTAATGTTTTTGATATCGCCTTTAAAAATATTATAATCATTTTTATCACTTTTTTATCAAACTTCTGCTTAGCCATTATACGCAATAAACAACAGATTTGATCTTTTGTAGCGATATACGCACTAGACTGAGCTACGTTATTAATCAGCATTCTTTGCTCTTTATTATTAAACCTTATAATCGTAGCGGTGTGACCACACATCCCAATGAAATTATTTTTATATGCAGTTAAAAACTCAGTCTTTAAAAAACTAGGTATGGCATCATCTTCTTTAATTGATGGTATCTGATCATGAAGATTCATATTTATATTAACTTCACTAGAATACGTAGGATAGTATTTATATACATCAACAGAAGAATTTCTGGATTTTCTAAGACTGATGTAATTTACCCATAAGTCATATTTAGGATCGGATGATGCATATATATAATTAATGACATAATCTAAAATATTCTTGTAGTCATTTTCACCCACCTTTTCCATAGCCAAGGACTCTAAACGATTAAATTATCTATCGCAGAGGCAAAAGCAATAGCAATAACTAATTTCATTGCACCATACGCAGCTCCTTCTGGGTGTTCTGATGGCGGAGATATTTTAAGTATGTCTGGCACATTAAATATATCTTGAAATTTATGTATCGCATAATTCAATAGATATACTGAATCGAACATAGCTAAATCATCATCAGATAGCCCAAACAATATTTTATTTTTATAATTTCGTTGTGTAACTGAGTCTAACCTAAGATTGCCTGTAGTTGACTCCATTATCTTAAACGCATAATTCAATTTAACTTGTTCAAACTTCTTAACTGCAGTAAGGAATAAATGAAAACTTATTCTTGCTCCATCTGCTTCTGATGGATCTTTTCTTGCTACAGCGGCTCTGACATCTTGCATAATAGAATCAACAGGGACATGTGTCGCCCTACATTTTTTATCTAATAAGTTAAGCAATCTATTAGATAGTTCTATGTTGTCTTTTACTTCAGAAAATATTTCATGGATTTCTTCTTCGTTGGCATTTTCTTTGTGGATGGGAGGAGCAGGACGTGCTGTATTCTCGTCGAATAGAGTTCTATCCTTTTCAAATTCCTGGGGTTTTTTAGAGAATATAC